GGGCAACAAGCATGGCTATGTTACTGCATGGTGGAACGCCAAGGTCTATACACCTAGTGGTGTTGTCAATGCTAGAGACTTAAAAGATAAATACTTTAATAGAGAAAAGAAAGACTCAGTTCCCTATCCTTGGGAGGGGTTGAACAAGAAGCTATACGGCTTGAGGCAGGGGGAGTTGATGACTCTTACAGGCGGTACAGGTCTTGGTAAATCCTCTATCACTAGAGAACTAGAACACTGGTTGATCAATAATACAGAAGACAACATAGGTATTGTGGCTCTTGAAGAGCATGACCTAAGAACTCTTGACTGTCTCATGTCAATAGAGGCGAATGACAGACTGTATGTAGACCACATCAGAGAGGGTTACGATCAGAAATATCTAGATGAAATCTATAGTAAGATATATGACAACGGCAGGGTGTGGATTCATGCTCACTTCGGGTCCAATGATATAGATGAAATCTTTAGTAAGATTAGGTTCATGATCATAGGGTGCGATTGTAAGTGGATTGTTGTTGATCACTTACATATGCTTGTGTCCTCCTCAACTGAGGGAGATGAGCGCAGAACTATTGATAGCATCATGACTAAGTTACGTTCTATCGTTGAAGAAACAGGGGTTGGGATGATCTTAGTCTCTCATTTACGCAGAGTAGAGGGCAATAGGGGACACGAGAATGGTGTCACTGTGGGTCTTAACCACCTGAGAGGCTCACAATCTATCGCTCAGTTGTCTGATTGCGTCATAGCTTTAGAGCGTAACCAACAATCTGATGATGAGGTTGAGTCTCAAACTACCCATGTAAGAGTTTTAAAATCCAGGTATACTGGTGATGTGGGGATAGCTACTCACTTGTTATACAACCAAGAGACAGGTAGACTCAGCGAAGTAGATGCATCCGATTATGAATATGCAGGAGATGAGTTATGAGTTCCTTAGTTTTTGATATAGAAACTGATGGGTTAGATGCTACTAAAATATGGTGCATCAGTACCTGTGATATACATACAGAAGAACTAAACTCTTACTACGGTGATAGTCTGCAAGAAGGTCTTACAGTATTGCAAGATGCTGACAAGTTGATTGGACATAATATAATTGGGTTTGATATACCAGTTGTAAATAAGTTATTGCATGTCGATCTGTCTACTAAACCCTTGATAGATACCCTTGTGCTATCTCGGTTGTTTAACCCAGTAAGGGAAGGCAATCATGGCCTAGAGTCTTGGGGATATAGAGTAGGTCTACCTAAGATAGACTTCACAGACTATGGAAACTTTTCTCTTGAGATGGTGAAGTATTGTGAGGGAGATGTACTGCTTAACAAGAAAGTCTATGATGCTTTAAATCAAGAAAGGATTGGCTTCTCTAGGAAGTCTATAGATTTAGAACAGGGTGTAGCTGAGATACTAAACAAGCAGAGAGAGAAGGGGTTTTTACTAGACGTTAAACATACTACCCTCCTGCTTGCCGAACTAGAAGATAAGCTAGACGCTACTGTTGCAGAGGTTCATAAAGCATTCAAGCCTAACGAGAATGTTTTGGTTCTCTATCCTGTCAAGACTTCTGCTGATAAGTTATCTAAGATGGCTGTTACATCAGACGGTACTAAGTATAGATTAAACTCAGACGAGTATGATGATCTCCATGATAAAGATAAAATATCTAGGACAATCAGGACAGAGTTTAACCTTGGGTCACGCAAACAAATAGGCGAGTACTTAAAGAAATTTGGATGGAAGCCTACTAAGTTTACACCCACTGGACAGCCTATGGTAGATGAGACTGTTCTTAAAAAGATTAAGGGTATACCAGAGGCTCTGCTTATAGCTGAATACTTGACGTTACAGAAGCGTATAGCTCAGATAAAGTCATGGTTAAAAAACACTGACGATGAAGATAGGGTGCATGGCTTTGTCAATACTAACGGTACAATCACCGGACGTATGACTCATAGAGAACCTAACCTTGCCCAAGTGCCTAACTCTAACTCGCCTTATGGCACAGAATGTCGGGCCTGTTGGACAGTTCCTGATGATTATAAACTAGTAGGTATAGATGCTAGTGGCCTAGAACTTAGGATGCTTGCACACTATATGGATGATGAGGGGTTCACAAATGAAATACTCCACGGAGATATACACACCGCTAATCAAAAACTTGCGGGACTTGAATCAAGAAGTCAGGCTAAAACTTTCATCTATGCCTTCATCTACGGAGCAGGAGATGAGAAGCTTGGAACAGTGGTCGGTGGAGGTAGGGCAGACGGTCAGAGACTTAAACAATCTTTCCTTGATAATCTCCCATCACTTAGGAATCTTAAAAATAGAGTTACAAGAGCGGCGGCAAAAGGTCACATCAAAGGATTAGATGGTAGAAAGATATACATAAGGTCAGCTCATGCAGCTCTTAATTCTTTATTGCAGGGCGGTGGTAGTATAGTTATGAAGGAAGCGTTGTGTCTGCTTAACGGTTATATTCAGGATAATAATTTAGACGCACACTTTGTAGCTAACATCCATGATGAGTGGCAGATAGAAGTACTAGAGAAGGATGCTAAGAAGGTAGGTGAGTTAGGCATCTTGGCTATACAAAATGCGGGACTAGAGTTTGATATGAAGTGTCCCTTAGATGGTGAATACAACATAGGAGTGAACTGGAGTGAAACACACTAATAGCAATGAAACGATGAACGATATGTTTGAAGATACAGCACCATATAAATTGGTTAGAAAAACAGCCCCTCAGACATCTAAAGATGCAGCAGAAAAAGTACCTTCTGCAAGAATGAGACGCTATGTCTTAGCTTTAATAGACTTAGCAGGGCGTAAAGGTACAACAATTAGAGAGATGAATAAAGCTCATCCTCAATATACGACTAGTACTATCTCAGCCAGACCCTGTGAATTAGAAAGGGCCGGGCATATCTTTTATGCAGGAGATAAAAGAGATAGCTCAAGAGTTATGAGACATATTAGATATAAAGATACTCATACATTTTGAAAAATAAACGTCAGTCTAGCAGTAGGAAAGGAGACTTAGCTGAGTATTATGCAGTGACTTGGTTATGGGACAACGGCTATGAAGTCTTTCCTAATGCAGGCTGTACAGGACCAGTAGATATAATAGCTACAAAAAATGGTGTAGTTACATTAATAGATGTCAAAACTTTAAAACGAAAGACTGTTGGGCATGGTGATTACTTAGAAGAAATGAATCTTAGACCAAGCCACACAAGAACAAAAGAACAAATAAAAATGGGAGTTAAAATTTTAGCGTTTAACCCTATCACTAGACAACTTAGATTTGTGGAGCATAGAGATGGAAATTCTTCTTGAAAATTTAGTCGAGGATATATACAAGACTATAGAACCGCTGTCGAGTGGCGAACCTATAAACATATCTGAAGAACAGATAGATGCTTTTGGTGAATCTATGAAAGAGGTAATGCGTTCATGGGCCAACCCAACTAAGCGGGACTCTACCTTTTCTATTAGGATGTCTAATGTAGGCAAGCACCCTCGCAAACTTTGGTTTGATTCTAAAAGTAAAGATGAGCGTTCTCCCATAAACGTACCGACTCAGATTAAATTTCTCTACGGTCACATGCTAGAAGAATTAGTTAAGTTGTTTGTCGTTATGTCTGGGCATGACCTAACAGGACAGCAAAAAGAAGTTGTTGTTGATAGCGTAGTAGGTCACATCGATTGTATTATAGACGAAGAAGTTGTTGATATAAAAACAGCATCCGGGTTTGCATTCAATAAGTTTAAACATGGGACACTAAGGGATGATGATGCCTTTGGTTACTTAGGGCAGCTTGCCGGGTATGAGGAATCAGAAGGTACTAACAAAGGTGGCTTACTAGTTATCAATAAAGAAAGTGGTGAGTTGTGTTTCTACCGCCCAGAAGAACTAGACAAACCTAATATTAGAAACAAAATAAAAAATATAAGAAACGCATTAAAGAAATCAACACCCCCGGTTGACTATTGTTTTAAACCTGTCCTCGATGGCAGCAAAGGCAATGAAAAAATAAATAAAAACTGTGGGTGGTGTGAGCATAAGTTTAAATGTTTTAAAAATTCTAATGGGGGTAAAGGACTACGTGTGTTTCAGTACGCTAAAGGTTATACTTTCCTAACTAAAGTTGCAGCAGAACCTAAAGTGCAGGAGGTAGACCATGAATTTAAAACTTTGCAAGCAGATACGGAAACAATCTAAGACTATACTAGTCGAGTGGTTTAGAACGCTAGTCTCTGAAGAACAATCTAAAGACGTAGATGAAAGTAATATTCTTTCTTACCTATCCTCCCAGACGCATATCTTTGCTAACAATCAATTAAAGTTAAGTGCTTATTCTTACAAGTGGGTAGTGAAGAAAGTAAAAACTTTGATAAAGAAAACTAATATGGATGTTAGTTTAGTGGGGTTAAAGGACATTGCCAAATAGAAAAGGATACAGAAAACCTAGAGTCAAAAGACCTGTAGAAAAAGATGTGCCTCCTAGCTATGATTCTAATTGGGAACACGATCTACACAAGGGGCTTTTAAAACAATGGGAACATCATGTTGATGTGGTCAAGTACATAATTGAACATACATATGAGCCAGACTTTGTAAAGACTATGAACGGTAAGATCATTCTCTTAGAAGCTAAAGGGAGATTCTGGGATTTTGCTGAGTACAGTAAATACATATGGGTCAGAAAAACGCTGCCAAAAAATACAGAGTTAGTATTTTTATTTGCTAATCCTTCTTCTCCTATGCCACAGGCAAAGCGTAGAAAAGATGGGACTAAAAGAAGTCACGGCGAATGGGCATCAGCGAATGGCTTTACATGGTATAGTGAAGATTCATTGCCTAATGAGTGGGTTGATACGAAACACAGGAAAGATAATACTTTAAACATTGAAAGTGAATAGGAGACACCATGAGTATTGATGACGCAACACCTGAAGAGTGGGATGAGATTGCAAGCGCAGTAAGAGTTGTAAAAAAGAAACCGCCAGTAACTATAACAGATGATGTAAATCATCCAGTGCATTACAACAACAGTAAAATAGAATGCATTGAAGCAATAGAAGCTATGTTAAGTGAGACAGAATTTGAAGGGTATGTACGGGGCAACGTAATGAAATACGTTTGGCGATTCAAGTACAAGGATGGTGTGAAAGATTTAAAAAAAGCTAAGTGGTATTTGGAAAGACTTATTGCTGCTCTGGATACTGCTGAGAAATAAAATGTGGGATCGTAAAGTAGAAAGAACTGAAAAGTACTTTAAGAAAAGAAAGAAAGAAAAACCTCAGTCTAATAAACAGGCTACTAAAAAAGATAAACGTAAGGAGAGTTTTAAAAATGACTGAGAAGATCGGAGTTCAGCCATACTTAGGTATTCATATCGATTATGATCGAGAAGAAAAGCTGAATACTTTTAGTAAACAAACAATTGTAGATAGATATTTATGGGAAGGGGAAACACATGCTCAACAAGCTTTTGCAAGGGCCGCTATATTTGGGGCTACTTATAAAGGACATACTGACTTTCATCTTGGACAGAGAATTTACGAGTACGCTAGTAATCATTGGTTTAGCTTCAGTACTCCTATACTTTCTAACGGGGGAACCAGTCGCGGTCTACCTATCAGTTGTTTTCTTAACTATGTTCCTGATTCTAGGGATGGGCTATCTGCTCATTATGATGAAAACATATGGCTTGCTAGTGGAGGTGGAGGCATCGGTGGATTTTGGGGTGATGTTCGCAGCAATGGTGTGGATACTTCTAACGGGAGTCGCAGTACTGGGTCTATCCCCTTTATGCATGTCGTAGATTCTCAGATGTTAGCTTTTAATCAGGGCATAACTAGGCGTGGCAGCTATGCAGCTTACATAGATATAGCGCACCCAGAAATAGAAGAGTTTATTAACATGCGGAAAACTACAGGAGGAGACTTAAACAGAAAATGTTTGAACCTCCACAATGCAGTTAACATTACTAACAAGTTTCTAGAGGCAGTAGCAGCAGATGAAGAGTGGCGATTAATAGACCCTAAGACTAACACAGCCGTGAAGATAGTATCAGCGCGGGACTTATGGTTTCAGATAATACAAACCAGAGTAGAAACCGGGGAGCCATACATAGTCAATATAGATACATGTAATGAGGCACTCCCTGAAGAGCAGAAGAAATTAGGATTAGAAATAAAACAAAGTAATTTGTGTTCTGAAATAACTCTACCTACTAACGAAGAAAGAACAGCAGTCTGTTGTCTATCTAGTGTTAACCTAGAGTACTTCGATGCATGGTCCACTAACGAAGATTTTATATCTGATCTTGTCACTATGTTAGATAATGTATTAGATAGTTTTATTAATTCTGTAGAGGGTAAAGTCGGCTACTCTAAAGCGGCCTACTCTGCTATGCGAGAGAGGTCTATAGGTCTGGGAGCTATGGGATTCCATAGTTATTTACAGCAGCATAGTATTGCCTTTGAAGGTATGTACGCTGCCTCTTTCAACAACAAAGCTTTTTCTTTTATTAAAAATAGGGCTGACATTACTACAAGATTACTGGGTTCTGAGAGAGGTGAAGCTCCTGACATGGAAGGGAGTGGCAAAAGAAACGCACACCTGCTGGCAGTAGCTCCTAATGCTTCTAGTTCTATTATATGTGGTGGCACAAGCCCATCTATTGAGCCTCACCGGGCTAATGTATATACACATAAAACATTGACAGGTAGTTTTAAAGTTAGGAATAAATATTTAGAGCGGCTGCTAAAAGAGTTAGTCCCCTCTGAAAACAAGAGAGAAGAAGTCTGGAAAGATATAGCAGCACACGAGGGGTCAGTGCAGCACTTAGATATTTTAGATGTTGATCAAAAAGAAATATTTAAAACAGCCCCTGAGATTAATCAGATATGGATTATTGAACACGCCCATCAGAGACAAAAGTATATATGTCAAAGTCAAAGTGTTAATCTATTTTTTAAACCGCCATCAATAGATGCAGACCAAGAAACCCATGACTCTTATTTACAATATTTAAATGATGTGCATTGGGCAGGAGTACATAAACTTAAATCTCTCTATTACTTACGATCTGATTCAGCTAGAAATACAGAAAATGTTAATATAAAAATACCCCGGTTAAACTTGGAGGAAGAAGGATGTCTAAGTTGTGAAGGCTAAAAATAAAGTAATAGAAGTTAAATGGGAAGATGCTTGGATAGATACTGACGATATTCTTATTACTGATGCTAAGAAACTTAAATCTATCCTGCGCTCAACAGTAGGCTGGTTGGTAGCAGACAATGAGAATGAGCTTATTCTCTCAACTGACATCTTCCATAGTAAAAAAGAAAGGCAATACGTCAATGCTATTATGGTCGTACCAAAAGGTATGATCGTAGAGTATTGGGAATACGAAATAGAAGTAGAAACAGGAGTTTAAGATGGGCTTATTAGGTACAAGAGATTACTACAAACCTTTCGACTATCCGTGGATGTTTGATTACTACGTTCAGCAGAATCAAATGCTATGGTTGCCAGAAGATGTTCCCTTGCACAACGATGTAAAAGATTGGCAAGAGATGAGTGCAGAAGAAGTTAATCTTCTTACTCAAATCTTTAGACTCTTTACGCAATCAGATGTAGACGTAGCCTCTGGCTATATAGATAAGTATATGAGGGTCTTTAAAAAGCCTGAAGCTAGGATGATGATGTCTTCCTTTGCTAACATGGAGTCCATACACCAACATGCTTATAGCCTACTGCTTGATACTGTGGGGATGCCTGAAGTAGAGTACAAAGCTTTTGCTGACTACGAAGAGATGGCTGCAAAGCATGAGTACGTTAATAGCTCACCTTTAAAATTAAATGATAAACAATCTATAGCTAAAAATCTGGCTATCTATTCAGCATTTACTGAGGGGCTTCAGCTCTTTAGCAGCTTTGTAATCTTGTTGAACTTTTCCAGGTTCGGGAAGATGAAAGGCATGGGGCAGATCGTGACTTACAGCATACGCGATGAGTCACTGCATGTTGAAGCAATGACCAAGCTCTTTAGAGAATTTATAAAAGAAAACCTAGACCTCTGGACTGATGACTTTAAGAAAGAAATATATCAAGTATGCAGAGAGATGGTGAAGCTAGAAGATAAGTTTCTTGATTTAGTATTTAAAATGGGAGACATACAAGGTCTTTCTAAAGAAGAGATGAAGCAATATATTAGATACATCGCAGACAGACGCTTGCTTCAGCTTGGTTTAAAACCTAACTACGGGGTAAAAAATAATCCTCTTAATTGGTTAGACGATGTTCTTGGAGTAGAGCATCAGAATTTTTTTGAGGGCCGGGCTACTACTTATATGAAGGGCGGCATAAAAGGTAATATGGAAACCGTTCAATTTACAAGTATAGCGGTCTAGGTTGGGAGGAGATATGGATAAGAATAAAGAAGAAGGGAATCTAGTTTCGTTTAAAGTTTATTTAGCGAGAGATGGCAATATAATTTCTGAGTTTAGTCATCTTCCTTTAGAAGAAATAAATAAACTGTTCCCTACAGATGAGGCTCCTATCATTAGAAAGATAGTGCAGGAAGGTTGTGTCTCATTAGAGGGGTTACATAGACATCTAGAAAAAGAAACACAAATATTTAGTGGGTAGCAATATCTTTACCATCAAAAATTTGATCAGGATTAGACATAGCATAGTATTGATACTCAAACATATCCCTGAATTCTTCAAAGGGCATACTGTCCATATCTCTTGCTGCATGTATACGCGAATAGATTTGGAAAGCAGCCCCTAGTTGTTCTTCTGTATATAGTACTAACATTTATAGCCCCTTTACTACTAACATAATTAACGCACCTATAAATCCTAAAGTTACAACTACCATACCCGCTATTAATAGCATGTCAGCAGCAAACTTCTTCTGCTCTGCTACACGCCTAGCTTGTATACTTCTACGTCTACGTTCTTGGGCGCGAATCCGCATCATTGATGTATATATTTCTGTCTGTCCTGAATAAACAAACAATTCGCGTAGTTGTTTTTCCAGTTCCTTAGTCTTGTGTTCTGCTAAAGCAACTTCAAGTGCATAAGATTCAACTGATTGTTTTGCAAAGACCTTACTACCTAGTGTAGTGTTTTCTACTTCTGCTCTAGCGGCAGCTATTTTATCTTTGCTGTCAAAAAACTCGCCAAACTGAGAAGAAAGTTCAGATGCTTCCTTGCCCAGTGCAAGTCCTTTTTTTATTACACCTACGGCTCTTACCGCAGCACTTAAAGCCAGTGTTACCTCAATCATTATTGTGCTAGTAATGTCCTATTGTTTCTTTCGTTTAAAAGTTCTTCATATTTTTCATCATCAAGATGCGTAACTGCGATCCAAGCGTGGGTCATTTCATCACCAGTGCGGCTACCGCCTACAACCCACATATCCGAATCGGGATTATTGGGGTTGTCAGTCGTGTTGTCATACCATTGCTTCAGTACTAAGACTGCACCAGTAGGCAATAGGGGTGCGTAGTCACTATCATATAGGTGACTATGATGCCATGTAGCACTCCAGTTAGACACTTGACTGATAGACTCTGTAAGCCCTGTGTCTGGGTAGAATATTTCAAAGCTTGCTGCATTCATACGCAGATGACCGTGAGGTTGCCAAGAGTCTATACGCACTGGATGATCAAAGCTGTGAAAGGCTTGAGTCATATAGTAATCATTGGGTGGTATAGTTATGTCTTCTTGGTTGCCAATCCTATACAGCTTTAAGTCTTGCTTGTACGTTAGTTTTTTAGACTCTTCTGCGCTGTATAACCATAGACCTATTTCTACTACATTGTCTTTGATCATTGTACCGGGAGCTATTGCACCCAAGCCACCCGGAAACATGTGAATGTCCCAAGCTATCTCAGCGTTGGCTGGCATTGTTCTGCATATATTATCGGGTACAACTTCGCCCCACTTGCCCATAGCATACTCAGTAAGCATCCCGTACCTTTCACCATCTAATGTTATTGTAGAGTTTGCATGGTGTACTACGCTTTTTGCATCGCCTCTGGGTTTAACTTGCACAGCTTTAATGCACCTGTCTTCGGTCAACCCACTGGCTACGTTGTGCTTATGCCAAAGATCATTGCCACTTGCGGGGATGTCTATAGGTGTAGAGGGTATAACTAGTGTAGGCTCTCCGAAGTCTCCGTAGAAACTCCACTGACTAGGATCAGACAAGACAGGAGCCTGTACTACAATGTCCCTATCTCCGTACTTTGACCCTGTATCGACCCACTCAGCTATGATATCTATATCTTTTTGGGATAGCCGCCAATCGCCATGCAAGTTTTGTATACCAATATTTGCATCATAGGCATAGGGAGGCATCTCTCTGGTTATTACTTTGTGCTGTATCAGAGGACTCCACGGTCTTATCTGTTCGTAAGTCTCAAACGTCATTGGACCAATACCACCTTCACGGTGACACACAACACAGTTATCGTTAATGATCTGAGCTACGTCATCTACATAGGTAGGCTCATCGGCATAAGCTAAAGAACCCCACATCCACCCGATTAAGCAGACAGCAACAACCAAAGGAAACAATTCATCTAAGTGCTTTTTCATAATTAATAGCTCCATAGCCACGGTCTGGGCCGTTCAGGTGTGTTTTCAATGTCATCTAAATGTATAAATCTACTGCGTCCCTTCTGGTTAATTCCAATACCTTCAAAGTTACCAGACCGTATAGCCGCCTCTACAAGCCTGTAAGCCTGTTCTCCAGAGACTGCAATATCTATTGCGTGACCTGTCGAATGTGCGCCCGGAGCCTTCTTACGAGCTTCTATAGCGTGATCTCTGCAACGGTAGGCACTGTTGACCGGGAAAGGAAACCCTAGTTCTTCGCGGAGAGCTTCTACTTTCTCCATAAAAGGTGCGTCTATATCACTAGCCCCACAGTGAGAGCATGTAAGTTCTTCTTTAGTAAAATATTTCATGTGCGTCCTCTAATTCTTCCAAGACTTCCTAGTACCTTGCCACCTGTTTTATACATAGGCAAGGAAAAATCTTTTTCTGGCAATGTTATTGTTAAATATCCTTTATTATCCATACTAGGAGAAGAAGCTTTTATTTTTTTAGCGGTTGATTTTATTTGCGAAGCAACCATTTGTTCATAGTGCTTCTGTATTGATGGTGATCTATTTAGGGGTCGTAAATACGTAATGCTATCACTAGAATCATCGCCTATTAAAAATTGAACTTTTTTAAGACCTCTCTTATGCGCCTCATTTATCATTCTATTTATTAAAGGTTGATATATATCTGAATCTACAGCACTTGCTCCTTCAAAAGCAGTAAATTCATCGCTTGAATTTATAAATGTTAAACGCATTTCTAATAAGTCAAGCCTCCCTTCGGAAGATATTATACCGTCTTTAACTTGATCTTTAGTGTCTTCAAATAAATCTTTAAAAGATTTTATTTGAGTTTTTAATTTTTTGTGTGTGCCTTTCGGTATTGTCTTTAAAAAGTCGTCTATATCTTCAGCATCTATTTTATCTAAAACACCATAAAAAGGCATACGCTTATGAAAAGATGTTAACTCGCCAGCGTCATTTCTTTGATCAAACCTTACGTCACTTTGCATTTCAAATACTCTAAGAGTATCTCCATCTACATCTATTCTTGCATGATAAGTATAAGGAATTTGCTCTGGGTCTGGGACTGGGACTGGGTCTTGTACTGTATCCCAATCTAAAGGCGCTTCGACTTTTGTTTTATTTGTCTTGCGTATAAAATGAGTTGATTTACCAATACCAACTCTTGGGTCTTGATACATTAAGACTTCAAATGTTTTAGCATTAACATCAGGTGGTACAACTCGCAAGTAGTTTGCAATTTCTGGGGGAGGTGCAAGAGGTGGACCCGTAAAGTTTAAAAAGTCTCGTCCCCAGTGCGCCCTAGCATAGTCGTATGCAGTTATAGCTGGTGCATCTGGGCCATAATCTTCAATTACTGTTTTATTGTCAGTAGTAGAACGTAAAGATTCAAAATCTTTATCAATGTCTTGTCTGTCTTTTCTTAGTGTATCTATTGTTCTTATTTGATCTGGTTCTAAATCTAGCCTGCCTGATTTATGTCTAACCCCACGCAAGATATTATCTTTAAGTATATCTTTAATTCCAGTAGCCTCCATTTCAGCAGCAGGTACTCCCCTTTTTAACATTTCGTTTTCAAGACCCTGAACAGGAATATTAATACCTTTATCTGCTATGTCTGTTAAGGCTTGACTAAATTTAGATTTTAAAATACTATTACCTAGAGTTACACCAGCTTTAACTATGCTGCCTAATTGAAATTCTTGACGATCTTCTTCGTCTACAAAAGCTCCACCTGCTTGTATGTTATACGGCAGTCCTGTCATTCTATCTATACGTTCATCGGGTTCTTCAATAACTTGAGCTACGTTTTCTACTATGCCACCTGTTGCTTTCTTTTCGGGGACAACAAAGTCGGCCAGCCTCTTATCCATAGCGCGGAGCCAATCGGTATAGTCTTCTGCAAAATCTTCAGTGGCTTCAAAGGGTCCAAAGATAGCGTTGATAGCTCCTCTTCCGGGCGTTTTACTACCCAACCAAGTTATAAGATCACCCTGTCTAACAAGATTGTATACATCTCCTGCTACTACGCCTGCGCCTGTGAAGTAAGCCATAGGTTCCTGATAGTATTGGGCAGACTCGCTGCCTCTCTTCATCATATCGGCTAGTACTCCGTTACCGCCCCATCTAATAAAACCATCTGTTGCTATTTCAAAACCTTCTTTGTCTTCCCAAGATTCTCCGTTAGTCCTTACTCCGTTTGTAAAAGCAGCAATGCCTGTCATTACAGCAGCAGCAGGTATATGCTGAGTAAACAAAGTTTCTGGATTACGAACTGTTTGTTTTACCATACCTTTTAGTATAGTGTTAGTAAATGCAGCGGGATAGCCTAGTAGCTGACCAAATACGGCTGTCTTAGGATCAGACATAAACGTAGGTTTTAAACCGGAGGCACTTGAAGGATTAAGAATTACCCCGTCAGTATATTTACCACCACCGCTTTTTACTTTTGAATAAAAGGCATCGTCTAGTTTAGCTCCTGCGTTATACCATGCAATTCCATCTCTATAGTCTATACCTAAAACAGCAAGTTGATCCATTTGGTTTTGCATTCTTTTAGAAATTTGATTTGTATCCAGTAAGGATGCTTTAGCTGCAAGGCTTTCTATGTTTTCTGTGATTAATCTTTTACCTGTTGTATAAGAAGCCAGTTGTACAGTCCTTGTCCACTGATCTAATAATGTAAGCTTGAAAAATGCATTACTCCATTTTCTCATTGTTGTATTAGATAATTGATCACCACTTAATCTTTCTATGCCATCAGCAGCGGCCTGTTCTAAAGCTCTGCCTGTTTCTCTTAGCTCTCTTGTAGCTTCAGCCCTAGACATACCGTGTACTTTTGTCAGTACGTCTATACTATCGTCATACATTTTTCTTGAGCCATTCATTGTAGCATCTTTTAAGCCCCTGAAGAATGTGCCTGTTCCTGCTGTAGACATATTAATAAATACTTCCGTAAGGCTAGACAGCGTAGACAGGGGCAACAGTGCCATTCTATTACCAAGCATGTACCCTTCTATAGCATTTTGTGTATATTTGCCGTAGCGGTCCATGCCTTCGCCTGTTACGTTTTTATATAAATAAGCCGCATTCTTTTTAGCACTTAGAATTTGACTACCATCAGCACCATTGAGTTTCATTTCTTTTTCTATGGCTGATCCCCATCGTTGATTAAATTCTTCTAAATTTCTTACACCAAATATATCTTTCTTACCTATTGCTTTAGCTGCTGAAGAAAAATAACTTGTCATAAGACTGTCTAGATCAGTAACTAAAAACTCATTAAATATAGTATCGTCACCTATATCTAACTTTCTGTTTGCAAAAAAACTATTACCACCACCTGCATGGACATTATCAAATTGATATTTAATATCTAAAGTTTCGTCTATCCACTTTTCTGCCTGTTCACGAGTATCGATTCCTTTAACGCCATTCTTTTGCATTACTAGCGTAGTAAATTTTTCTCTGTTTGCTATTATTTTATCTCTTTCCCATAAACGTGGTAGATAGTTGTCTACTGTATTGCGTAGTACTCCTTTAGCTTTACCTTCTTGACCTATATCTCTTAGTTGTTTTTGTAATATTTCTATAGAATCCACTACTGCTTGTTTTGCTTCCGGTGTATTAAATTTAATGTCCCTCAATCCTATCATGGTATTTTTTCTTACAGCATTAGATATAAGTTTATCTACTTCTTTTCTTTGTGGCCCTTTAGCAGTTACTTTAATACCATCGTAAGCAGCTCTCCACGCGGTTTGCCAAGTTCCAAATTTTTGATTGCTGTAAGTATTGTAATCATAAATATCACTAACTTGAACAGAGCCTCTTCTCCAAGAAGAACCTGCTTCACTATTAACCGTTCGTTGTAGTGCAGATATAACATTAGGCCCAAACCGTTTAGAAGGGGCTAGGATATTAATTGCTTTTGCAAAGCCTCCTATGCTGCTACCTAAATAGTTAAGGGTCTGAGCAGCTACTACACTTGCCATGCTGTCTTTAACCTGTGTAGAATTTAAAGAACCGTCTGCATTTAACGCACCAAGCTCATCAAAAAACATACTACCTGTATTTCTACTACTACCACCTATGTCGTTAGCAAGTTGATTACTTAAATTTAGCATGGCTTCAGGGGTTAAGCGTCCTTGAGCTATTAGTTCTTTTTCAGGAGAGGCATCATCAGCTAATTTTACTGGTGCAATATAGGCATCAGTAACTTCATCTACAATCTTTTTAATTTGTACTGGGTTAAAACCAAACCCTTGTATAGCGGTTTGTATATCTGGGGCAATATCTCCTACTCCCAATACGGCACGGCCATCATCTGCTTTTTGTATGATAATATCTCTAACAGCTAAAATTAAATTGGCTGCATCTGCTTCGGGCAGAGAAACAATAGTCTCGTTTGTATTATCCTTTAATCCAACTGTAAATTTATTTAGTAGCCCTGCATCTACTTCTGGATTAAGTAATCGATTATAGAAGTTAGCACCTGTTATTGGGTTGACACTAAATTGAACTTTGTTAAAAGCATTGGATAGTGTTGAATTAGTTTTAGCTTGTACCCCTGCAAAAGCAGGAGGCAGTTCAGCTTCATTAAGTGCTTGAGTTTTTCTCCAGATTTTTAAATCTTTTAATGCTGCTACATTAGCCCCATTTTCATAAGCAGCCCTAGCTCTTTCATAAGATGCTCTTAATTTTGTTGGGCCAAATTGTTCTCCAAGTTTTTTGCTTAAATCTGTTTTAGTTGAATCTGGAGCAAAACTTTTAAACAGACTACCAGTACTAGCATGGTTTCTTTCGTGGAATAAACTAAACATTACCCACTCATCTGCTGACTGAATATCGTTTGCTTTAAGAGATTTAACTCCAAATACTGGAGATTCTTTTGTCCACGGCTTTCTGTCAAAGGACTCTCTTATTGCAACATCATCTACGTCAATGCTTAAAAAATTTCCATTATCATCGAATTTAGCAGTAGCAAATATAGGAGTACCGTCTGATCTAGTTCTAGGAGTGCCATCGTCCCCCCGCACTGGACCCCAATTAATTTTAGTAGACTCAACAACCTCTGTAGCAGGTGTGTCTCCTGTACGCGGAGTAAACTTCTTGTATTCTATTGTGTCGGGTCTGGGACTTTCGGGGTTAGTAAATTCTTTTCTAAGATTTGGAAGTGTCTTAGAAGTATCATCGATGTTATCAATACGGGGGGTTGAACCCAAAGTTCTTGCAAGCCCATAGCCTAATGCCCCACCTAGTGCTACACCAGCTCCTGTTGAGAGTGCAAAATCTCCTTTGCTAAAAGTATCTTGGATGCCTAGACTTATATTTTTATCCTGCCTGTAGTAGTTTTCTATGCCTGTCCAAGCACCGCCTTCAAATGCAGCAGCCTTACCTGTGTTGGCAGCAGCTACATTTCGTACAGTTTTGTTTGCAGCGGCCTTGCCTGCGGAACTTGAAATTACTTTTTGCGCGGCAGCAGTAGATGCCTTAGTAGCAGCATTGCCTACACCCGGAGCTACGAATGCAAAGGTAAGATTGATGGGGTCTGCAACCATATCTACACCCCTGTCCCAAGTTGCCTTGAGTATTTCACCAAAACTACCTGCTTTAGAAGCTACAAACTCTTCGGATAAATACTTGTAAGTTTCTTTTATGTCTTCTGGAGCATCACGCATAATATTAGCACGATCTACTGCTGTACCTAGACGGCCTTCTTCGTCCCTTATAGTTTCAAATATATCAGACGAGACTAAGCCACCAGTAATTTTTTCAAAAGCACCTTGATTTTCCCCAAGCCATGTTAAGAATTTTTCTGACTCTTGTTGATATTTTGGGTCAGTTCTTAGCTCACTGTGAGTTTTTTGAATATAGCCTGTTTTAAAACCTCCTCTTTTTTCAGGAAGTATTAAAGCGTTTGAGTCTATATCGCTATATAAAGTTGAGGCTGTTGTTTTTCTAGCACCCATTAAATAGTTACCTTGCCTGTGAATATATCGTATTCATCTTGTCTACGTTTAATTAATCCTGGTATGTTCTTAGTGTCCCCTGCACCAGTATACAATAGCATTGCATCAGCTATCTCTTCTTTAGAACGTGTGCCGCCTTCTGTTACTTCGTTTAAAGAGCGTTTACCTAGATTAAATATAAAAGAAGTCAGAGCTATAGTTTCATTTTCTGTCCAATCATATTGATATTGTTCATTAAAATCTTCTATAAAAGCAGTATCTTCAGCTACTCTAGCTAGTAGTCTTTGTTGCGCTACTTCCATAGTTATTTCTTCAGAGTCATCTGTAGCTTCTGTACCAAAACCATTAGTATTTTGACTTACATCAAGCGCAGCTTTAGCAGTAAAATTTTCAAATCTTTTTATTAACGAAGATGCAGAAGTATCAGAGGGGAAACTAATTTCTGCTGCACGTTCTTCAGAAATATTGCCGCCACTAAAAGGTTCGGGATCGGAAGCCGCTGTATCAGAGACTTCCGTTGTTACTTTGGGGGGGCTAGAATTCCCTGATAGCATATCTTCAGCACGAACTGTGGCTTCAGGTCTTGTTAATCCAGAACTTACTCCCTCTTCAATATAAGAATTTTTAAGTTCTCTTAATCGCCGTTCTTCTGCA